TCTGCGTTAATGTCTCGTTGAGCATGGGCAATGGGCCAAATGCAGTCATGTCGCCCTGCCAAAGAATGTAATTGCCATCTTTCAGTTTCAGACGGTCATTTTCCAGATGCAAATAAGCTGCAACTTTTGGATTTGCTTTAATGTAACGTGCCATAATCTCGATATTTTTATTAGTGAATTAAAATGATGTTTCCGTCGCCATCTTCAAACAACTTTCCGTCGCCATCTTCCCATGCTGCCATGGGGCCGATGTCCTTAACGTCAATGCCGTACACTGCACCAAATTGGGCGTTCATGGCCGACGTGGGCAATGTGTCGGGGGCTTGGCCGTGGGCAATGAGGTTGTACGACAATGCACCGCTGGCCTTGTTTGTTGCTACATACCAAAGCACCAACAACTCCCTTTCGGGGTTCTCAATCTCTCCGTGGGTGTCATAGATGCTGGCGCGTGGGGCAATGGCCAACAGCCCTGCCGGGATATTCACGGGGCAATCCACAATGTCGTAATCGAATTTGTGGATGCGGCGCACAAATTCCACCACCTTGCAGGGGCTTCCATCGTTGAGTGTAACGGATGCTGGGTTACCATCCACGTCGTACTTCGCCCAACAGCGCAAACCCAATGATGCGCCCATGAGGTCACGGTGTATGGTGCAACTCTCGCCATCGGCTGAAACCTCGGCGCAATAGTCCAACGTGGCATCACTGCCCACGGCTGACCATGTACCATCTTCGCGCAAAAGTTCCCACACAAATAACCGCTTGGATGCTGCGCACTCCCTTGTACCTAATTTCAGTTGGGCGTGAACAACTTGGTCTGCCACGTCAATGAGGGGGTCATAAATGGTTTGGTCGGCGGCATCCAAAAACACCTCTGGCAATGCCGTGGTATTGTTGCACTTGATGGGGAATGTGTCTTGAATGACGTGCACCTGCCCTGTACGGCTGTCTGTGTACTCGGCATAAAGTTCCAACGTAATCGGGTGGCCGGGCAAAGCGTTTTTCTTCACCTTGATTCTTCCGGCATCCGTTCCGCTGGTTGCCACCTCATAATCGGGATTGGTAGTCACAATGAGGGTCTTAATGCCATCAATAATCTCATACCACCGAATGTTAGCCAACTTATGGTTGATGCTTCCAGACACCAAAATTTCGTCCTTATCCATTTGCCCGATTCGGGGTTGGATAATGAGTGCCGTGAGGGTGTAATCTGGCGAAAAATCACCCGTCTCTGCATCATACGTCTGGCGGCTCGGTACGCTGCCATCAACCGCAATCGTGCGGCTAATCTGCAACGACTTAAAGTTAAAATCAAATCTTCTTGTTTTCATATATTCAGCTGCTTATATGTTAAAACTCAAAACTTACTCTCTCCGTGGCCGCTGGCTCACCCATGCCGTCGCGCAATGTCACCGTGGCCGTGTACCTCAACACCTTTGGCACATAGCCGTTGAAATCCACGTCGGCGGCTGTCAGATTGATGGATTTTCCTGCACCTGCCCGTTTCAATGCCCATGCGTTATCGCTGGCCACTCGCTCAACGCCTTTATCATCTTCACTGTATCGCGTCCATATTACATCGGCATCCAGAATGTCGGCTGTCACATCAATGTTGTGGAGTTTGGCAATGATGGTCAATGTCACGGCAAATCGGTCGGGGTCGAAAAGGTAATCAGTATCGGCAAACTCAACCGTGAAATCGGGGTTGCCCTCCACCATTGCCCAATCGGTATTGTTCCATGCCGGGGCGGTCTTTGTCAGATTCTTGCAACACCGATATTTACAACCCATGTACCACACATCGCTTGTTTCCCATACGCCCGTCGTGGGGTTCTTGGCCTCGCAATAATAATTGGCGGCGGCATACCATTGGCCACGATCGACGTATGTAACAATCGGCTTGCCTTGGAAATCCACCCTTATCACGTCCTGCACGATGAGGCCACCGATGTAAACGTAATCCAGATTGTCGCGCAATGGTAACGGGTTTCCATCGCGGTCGGTCATGTGCTTAACAAATTCTGGTATCGTGCCAAAGGTGGCTGCATAGTTGGATTGGTCAATGATGGGCTTTGTCACACCATTCAAATGCACAATGCGCCCCTCCGTGCTTGACAGATAAATGCAGCTTTGACGTGTCTTGTCGGTCTGGTTGCCCCATCGGGCAATCTTCATCAACTCGCACGGCAAAAAGTTCTTTCCGGCTGGGGTCTCATCGTCGGGGTACATCGTCACCTCAATGTAATTGAGCGTGGGATTTACGCTGTTTACTCTCATCCATGAGGTGTACATGGCGGCGTTTCCCTGGCCCGTCATGCCCAATGCTATTGCACCCAAATTATTGATAATACCTTTCAGCACATTGCCGACGGCTTGGGCGGTAAAATATCCCTCCCATTTGGGGTGCAAATATAGGCCATAACAATTATCGCCCAAATCCACAACTCTCTCGATTGTGTCGGCCTCAGTCAACAATTGGTCGCCCTCGATGGCTGACAGTCGGTTGATGATTAACTCAACGGCCTCAAAGTATGTGCGTACCCTCACGCTCTCAAACTCTGCATTGCCATCTTTGTCAATACCTGCGCCCTTGCCAGCATATAAAGATTTGACGAACTCACCAAACTCTGCACCATCTTGGAATATGGCCATACCAACGGCAATCAATCCTTGCTCAAAGGTAATTTTGCCCTGCGCCACATCGTCTGCAATACGGCTCAGAAATTGTTGGCGCACGGGGCTGTCGGGTGTGAGGTCGTGGGCAACGTCGGCATATCCGGCTTTGACCTTTTCCGTTACCTGCTGCAAGGAGGTCTCGCCCGTTTCGGGGTCTGTCACCTCAACTAACCGGGTCAGATACTCATAACCTTGGCTGTCGGTGCTTATCTGGTCGAGCGCGGATTTATTGGCGTGGGTGTGGCCGTCGCCAGATGGTACGCTGCTGCCTCCCGTGTCGCCATTCAGCACCACGGTACTTGCAACGCTGCCAATGCCCTGCTCACGCAATCTCTGACTGCGTGGGCGCGGTGTGCGGCTGGTGGTTACTGCTGTGTATTTCTTATCCATGCGCTAACCCTCCACTTCTTCGATGGCTTCGTACTCATCGGCGTTGAACTCAGTAAACACGGCATCGGTCGTGTCTGTAATCACGTCCTGCGCTTCCTCGCTTATGATGAACACTTTGCCTTTTTGGTTTCTCTCTGTGTATGCGGCCAAATCGCCCGTGTCAATGACTGCCTCGCCCTCCAGCGTCGTGTGTCGGCTGGCATATTGGCTGTAAAGCGTACCAATCAGCAATCTTTCGGGGTGGTCGGTCACACCGGCCCTTTTCAACGTCTGTATTTGTAGGCTGTCAGATGCACGATGGTAAATACCTTTGGCCGTGGGGCAAACCTTGTTGGCCGTGCCGCAAATGGTGTCAATGCTGATTTCTTCTTTCGCGGCCTTATTGATGTAGCCCGAATATTCCACATCGTCCAACTCGGCATCGTCAAATATGAGGTTCTTACGCACCACCTCCAACACGGGGGCTTTGTAGAGCAACCAACGCACTTTGTTGTAAAGTCCTTTGTTGTTCCATTGTGCCGTTGTATCAAAATCGTGCTCTTCGCCAAAATCGTAACAATTCACACCCTGGTACACCACAATCTCCAAATACCCGCCATTGGTCGGGTACGGGATAAACTCACCGTCTGGCTGGGCCTTAAAACTCTCATACATATAAAAGTGGCCAAAATCCCATGAGGGGAAATAACCCTTTCTGTAATCCACCATGCCGTCAGTTGAGCCACCTTTTCGGCCTGAAACGTCTGGCCTGCCAATGTTCTGTCGGTTCTTGTGCCAACCCAATATCCCTGCGCTCTCTTCCAAATCCGACGGGTCGTAATACTCTAACCAACAATCACCAAATGCGGCCTCTCCTGCCTGCCAACTGACGGCTGGCACTTGGCCGTGAACGGTCATGGTGTCGAGCGTTGACCAATATATATTACCCTGCGTTCCCGTAACGGTCTTTGGCCGATTGACGTAATGGCAGATGGCATTGCCGTCGTTATCATAGAGTGTAATGCCGACGGGTACAAACGCCCATCCCGTCCATACCTTGAATTGGTTGTGCCTGTCCTCTTCATTGTTCTTGGCATCGTTGAACGGATTGTAACGGGCATCCAACAGCATTTCCAATGATAGTTTCAGATAGTATTTCTTTCGGTCGGTATCGCTCAACTTAGGAATGAAAACACGGTTGGTTTTCATCAATATACCATTGGCGGCATTGGCCACGGGGTTCAATTTCCGTTTTGGCCATCCCGTATCTAATGAGCCGTGGCCACCCGTGTAAAAACTCCATGCAATTGCCGTTTCTTCGCTGGGGCCGCTCACCATCGGCTGAATGTGGCAATATCTGGCCGACGGGCTTAAATACGCCAATCCCTTGCCCTTGGTGCTGACAAAGATAGTAAAGTTAATCAGATTGTAATCAACACTGCTTCCCTGCCGTATCTCGCCATAATTAGGATAATACGAATAATATTCTAATCCAGCCACACAACCGCTTGTGTCGCTTGTCAGATTCGTTAATGAGGCATCAAAGGTATCTTTGTACTCCAATTCACCCTCCAGCAACTTAGCCGACGAATACGGGGAAAAACCAATCTTCACGTTATTGGCCACCTTGTCAACGCCCATCGTCTGGCTGTCACCATCCCACTCAATCACTCTGCGTGGGGCGTTCTGACGCAATCCGTTGAGGTCATACACCACGATTTTGCCATTGCGCTGTATCATCTTCAACGCCAACGGCTGTAATATGCCAATCAACACATCTTCCAACGTGCTTGCCTCACCATCCTCATCAAAGAAATTTTCACTCCTTACTGACAATGCGGATGGTGTGGCCTTGGCGTTGCTGTCGGCAAAATATGTGCTGCAATAGGTTGTATCGTCCAAAGCTGCATAATTGATGGTGCTGCGGCTCAGTGCGTTCACCAAAATATCGTGTAACGTCTGCATACCTGACAGATTGTATTTCAGTCTGCCCAAAATGCCAAAATCACTAAATGTGAGGGTAACGACGTAATGCCTGGCCCTCTCATACGGCTCTTCATAAAACTCTGGGTCTAACGCGCCACTCCAATAAAGCACGTTATCCTTGTACACGTCCATGCGGATTTGCCCAACCTCGATTGAATATAAATCCTCATACGTCCTATCGCCGGGGCTTTCAATTTGGATCGTGGCCGTGCTGCCGTGCAACACCTCTTCTTTGTCAATGTGTTTCCACTCAATCAACAACGCTTCCTCTGCCTCAAAAGTGAGTTGGCCGACACGGGCAAATGCCTTGTCAGCCTCTTGCAAAATCTCCACTCGCCACACGGTGTTTGCGTGGCTCAGGAACTCACCCATATATCGTAAATACTTTGCCATCGTTATGAGCGTTTATTGATTTTGTTCTCCTTATTCAACACACCAACCAAACGTCTGCCCTTAATGACAAACTCAACCTCTCCACTGAAACCGCTTGACGGCTCAATCATGGAGCGCAATTTGTCTAACGGGGCCACGACTTCGGGGTTGTGGCTTGCACCTGCATACTCGCCGAATATGCCCAACGTGGGGCCAAATGCCAAAGCACCCTTTTCGTACTTCGGTATGCCTGCGGCAATAATCATGGCTTGCTGGGCGGCAATCATGCCGGATGCAATGGCCGTACCTGCAAATGGTATGTAAGCGTGGGCGGCAAATGTCATGGCCGCGGCCAACTCTGCCCACGATGCTGTTTCCAATTTGTTTGCCGCAATCTGGGCCACGGATGCAGCAACATTGGCGGCGGTCGCTGCCTCCCTGGTCGCTGCCTCTGTGGTCTCTGCACCTGCCTCAACACCTTTGGTTACGGCATGGGCTGACGATGCAGCCGATAACAAATTGATGATACCAATGACGGCTTGGATGCCCTCATACAAACCGATGAAAGCATCAACGAGTGCAACAGTCTTTTGCCATGCGTTGCCGTTTCCCTCCAGCGCGTCCGTAATGCTCTGAATGGAGTTGCCAATGCCCTTGATACCATCCCATCCGTTACGGGCTGTGTCAAATGCACTTATTGACTTTCTGCGCCATTCCTCGTATGTGGCAATCATGCCCTCAATCTGCTTTCGCTGATTCTCGGTCGGTGGGTTGTCAATATCGTTGAGGGCCTTTTTCAGTTCGCGGATTTTGTCAGTGAGGGCATCAAATCCCATGCCCTTAATCTTCACCTTGAACTCACGGCCACTTAGGGCGTTGATTTCGTCAATTTCCTTTTGCATCCCTGCCAACTCAATCGGCCTCTGCATAGCCTTTTTCTTGGCTTCCAATGCCTGTATGACTTGCTGGGTGGCGGCAATCTCATCGGCACTCTGGTGTTTTTGGAGTTGACCGTAATAGGAAATGGCATTGTCTAAATCCTCGATGGTCTTTAGCGTACCAATGGGGCCTGGCTTTTTCATGGCCTCCAATGTGGCATCCCATTTCTTACGCAATTTCTCCAACTCAATAATCTGAGTTTGGATTTGGGCGCGTTCCTCTTCCGTGGCCACCTTTAGGCGGTCATTATAGATGGCCAATGCCTCATCCAATTGCTCATACGTGTGGATTTGCTCAATGGGTGTCGGTACTTTGGCATTGCGCTCCATCTGGGCTTTCAATCCCTGCAAACGCTTAATCTCGGCATCAATGCCTTGCAGATTCTCGGCATTGGCCTTTTTTCTCAACGCCTGCTGGCGGCTGATGGCCTCGTCTATCTCTTCCAGCGTGTCGGGGTTCTGCAAATCCCATCCGCTGGCCAAATCCTTTGCGGCCTGTGCTGCTTCCTCGGCCTCGGCAATCTGCTGACGCAAAGATGTAATAAGCTGCTTGTTGGCTGGGTCTGCTGCCTCCAACTGCTTCTTATACACACCGATGTTGTGTGTGAGGTCGGCATAACTCTTTGCACCCTCAATGATTTTGTCCTTATTGGGGTCGCCCTTTGTGTTGGTTGTATTGGTGGGCGTGGGTTTAACCTTAGTCGTGGCGGCTTTGGCATCGGCGGCAATGCCACCCTCGATTTTCTTACTGCGCTCTTGGGATGCTGCCAATGCGTCGCGGCTGCTTTGCAGATTGGGATTTTTGCCGATATTGGCGTTGTGCTGTGCTGCGCCCTTATCAGTATAAACCCAATGGCCACCGCTATTGACGTACTCCATGCCTTTCTCGGCTGAATGGCCAGCCGGGTAAAATTCACCCTCACGTCTGACTTCCTCGCCTGCTTGCACGGTGTTCTCTTGGCGGTATTGCTCATCACCACGGGCAATCTCATCGGCCAAATCCATTTGGATTCGGTACTCTTCTGTGAGTTGTGCCAGACGGGCGGCGGCTTTGGCTCTGGCCTTGAACGATTCCACAACGGCATCGGTATTGCCGACAAACGTATCTTCGGCATCCTTTGCACTGTGTATCTTCAACCCCAATTCCTCAAATGCCTTTTTGTTGTCCTTAATCCATTGGGCTTTGGCATGAGCCGTTGACAGTGCTTTCCATGCCGTCTGCAATTGGGTGTACTTTGTCATTAGACCGCTGTACACCTCTGACTGCTTATTGGCAAAAGCATCCTGCGCCTGCTGGGCGGTATCGGCCACACGGTCAATCTTCTCTGTCGTATCTTCGGCGGCATCACTGGCATCTTCAAATGCTCCCGTTAGTTTTTCAACGGCAAACGTGACACCTGCAATGAGCGCACCAACGCCCGTTGCCATCATCAAACCACGTATTGCAATCTTAGTGGCTGTGGCCTGAAACGCCACACCTTTCAATGCAGCACTAAACACACGGGAAAAAGCGGCGGCACGGCTTGCCCTCAAACCAAATGCCAGCATCGCCACACCTCCGGCCTTGGTACGGGCAATCATCAATGCGTGTGCAATGTTGAGGCCCTTGATGGCTTTTGTGAGGCTGGTAACGCTTAATATGGTCATGCCCAATTGGGCGGTAAAATTCAAATATGGCTGTATGCCTCCCACGATCCCTGCAATGAGGTCGGTAACGGCGGCAAACTGATTCTTTAGCATCTGAGTTGTGGCCGCTCCCGTGCTGCTCATCGTCTCAAATGCCTTGTCAATCGTTCCTGCACTGTTATCCAGCGCGGCAATGTTTTCGTCAAACTTAGCGGCCATTTCTCCCGTTAGGCCATTGACCAAACGCAATGCCTCGGCACGTCCGAAAAGTTTGCTGTAAATGGATTCTTTGAGTTGGCCGGACTTCTGGGCGTATGCCGTAACGGTACGGTCTAACTCTTGCAGATAGTTACGCAAACCACCTGCGGCTTGGATGGATGCAGCATTGAACGATATGCCCATTTCCTCGGCCATCTTCTGGCTCTTGCTGCTCTCCTTTGTTAATGCGGTCAGCACACTTGCAAGCTGCGTGGCCACCTCTGACGTGTTACCCGTTACGCCCGTCAACGTACTCATCACGGCCAGCATTTCCGTGAATGACACGCCCAACTGCGCTGCCTGGCCCGTGACGGATGGCAGGGCGGCGGCTAACTGCTCAAACGATGTCACACCGTTCTTGGCGGTCAACTGTATCTTGTCCTGAATATCTTGGGCGGCTGACCATTCCAAACCATAGTTTTTAATGACAGTCGAAGTGACTTTGACCACCTCGCCAACATCGGCAATGCCACCGACGGCGGCACGGCTCGATGCTCTTAGGTAATCAATCCAATTATCTTCGGGAACGCCATTTGAAATGACTTGATACAAACCATTGGCCAACTCATCACGGGCCATTGGTATTGACTTACTCAGTTCGGCAACCTGGTCTTTCAGTTGCGCAAATCCCTCGGCATCCTTGCCAGCCATAGTGTTAGCGGCTTTCATGGCTGCGCCAAATGTACGGCTGTCCTCAGTGAGGGTGTTGAGTACGCCAGATATTTGTTGGATGGAGTTAGTAACAGCACCGATGGCAACAACGCTCTGCGTCCATTTCATAAACGCTTTGTCGGCGGCTGTCACGCGGTCATGCACCAACCCTAAATCGTTGGCCAACTGCTTGACGTTGGTTGAGGCTTGCACAACCACATCTTTGCCGTCAACTTGCAGCTTTATATTAAATTTTACGTCTTTTGCCATATCTGCTGTTACTTCTTAATTCGTTTCAATAGGCTTTCCAACCTTGCCTTGTCCTCATCGGCGGTCGGCAATTTACGGTCGGCCTTACTCTTCTTTTCCCATGGGAATGGCAATAACTTTTCGGGTGTTACTTTTTTCTTGGTGTGCGGCTGTATGGTTATCGCGGCCAACATTCGCATACGCTCCCATTCACAACGGTACTCAGTTTCCAATTTGTCTTGATAGGCATCATAAATGTGTTGGAACTCTTCACGGGTCAATCTGCAAAAATCGTCGTATGACAAACCGATGCAGCCAACCGCAATGCCTAACAACTCATAAATGCCTACTGACTTTTTTTTTCGGCATCTGCGCCATCCTCTGGGGCCTGGCCCTCGGCATCGCCCATCACGGCATTGCTCCAATCAGTCATATCATCTGCACTGATGCTGTCAGCAAAATCCATCAATGACAAATTGAACTCAATACCATCATGTTTGCAGGCCGATACCAAACAACACCAAAGATATGTGCATATATCGGAAAAACTGCCAGATTCGATTTGGGTAATTTCGCGGCCCGTCTCTTTCTTGAAACGGAGCATTGCCCCCATCGTTGGCCGACAGGGGTAATGCTTGCCGTTGATCGTGATTTCAACCTTATTCATGTTGTGTCAGATTAGGTTGTTAGCCACCATCGCCATCGTCGTCGCCACCACCCTCTCCATCTTCACTGCCGGGGTAGATGTCAGGCTCACCGTCATTCTCCAGATTGACGGTGTACGTGGCATCGTCTTGTGCCGGGCTGGTTTCCTCGATGGAGGCAATGACAAACTTACCTTGCAGATAGGGTGTTGTGTCGCCCTCACGCTCAAATGCCTGCACCTGAACGCTCTGGCCCTTGCCCCACATCGGGGCCACCTGCTCAAACCCGTTTTCGGTCTCGCCATAATAGCGCAAACCCTCTGCACTGATGGAAATACTGAGGCCCGTAACGCCCTTGCCTTTCCACAGTCCTGCGGACTTCTTGGCGGTTGCAACGGGCTTAACGGCGCGGTCTTTCGTCTCGCTGTTGTAAGTTGTGGTGTGGGTGGTGCAATGGCCGATAGCCTTGCCACCTACATTCAGCAACAAATCACTACCATTAACGTAACTCATAATTCTTATGCTTTAATTGTGAATATTAAATATTGAACATAGGCATCATCTTGGTATCTCTCATCGCCGCCAGACAATGTGCAACTGCGCATTTTCAAACCGTCAATCTCTTTCTCTTGACAATCCAGCACCTCGCGCACTATCTCGGCCAACTCAATGCCGCTCTCATAGTCTTTGGTGAAACACGCCACCTCGACTGTCACCGTGTCGGCGTTGCCACCCTTAAAGGGGCCAGGCTCAATGTCAGCCCGACGATATGCAATGTATGGCAATTTGGCCTCATCGGTAACAACGGGGAAAACCTTTGTCACCTTTGCCGCCTTAATCTTCACGCTCTCGGTTAGGAGTTTGCGGATAATCTTGCCAATGCTTAATGATGTCATAGATGCTGCCTATTAAATAAAACCACATTTCCGTGCCACGTTCTCAACGGCTCTGCCAACTTCGGGGGTCAAACCTGCTTCGACGGCTTGGAACATTTCAGGGGTTGCCCTTTCCAGAAAACGGTACGGTTTCATCCGGCCCGTCTTAATGCCACCCTTTCGTATGTACTGCCATGCTCCACCAATTCTGCCCTGCGCCTTTGCCGTGTTGTGGGCGTTGTCGGCTTTCACTCGCTTGCCTCCACGCTTACGGGCAATCGTGCCCTCTTCTGCCCACATCAAAACGGGTTTCTTGAATCCCTTACGGTTCTGGTGCATTGACTTCTCACCTTTGCCCGTCTTTCTGCTTGCGGCTCTGGCCTTGACCGTCACCATAAATCCCGTGGCTCTGTTGGGATTGTAAATGTACGTTCTAATTCCTTTCTTCCAGTCTGCCGTGTTACCCTGCACCTGCAAATCAGTCGCGGCCAATTTGTCCTGCGCTATCTTCTGGGCTTTCTTGGCCTCGGCTCTTATGGCACTGCGCAAAGATTTCTTGATTTCCTTGCCGTCCATCTGCTTCAACAGATACTGCCATTCGCTGCCTGTGTATTCTTCGGGTTTCATCGGCTGCTGGGTTACTCGTTCACACGCTCACAAATCAGTGTTTTCATACCTTTGTCAATGTTGGGGATTATCGCGGTCACGGTGTACAAATGGCCACCCAATTGCTGCACTCGCCAATTTTCATCGACGGGGTGCGCGTCTCGGATATTGAACTCAGCATTATAATCGGGGAAATGCTCACCAACCTCTTCACTCCTGCGGCCATTGTTCTTTACCCTTTCGGCATTGACAATGCGCGTTTGTTCGTAGGTGGTTTTGGCCTCGCCAAAATCATTCTCGATCGTGCTGGGCATCAATAACGCCAACTTGTATTTCATGCGTCCTGCAATCATTCCTTGTCTTTCACTAACTTTCGGTATGGCTTAATCAATGCAGACAGTGAATCAGGCACTTGGTGCATCTGCGTTGTGCTTACGCTCTCACGCTGATTGTACCAATGGGCTGCCAACATCATAATCGCTTGTGCAACGGGCGTTGGTATCTCACCGTTTCCAATGGCTTTCAACTCATCTTCCGTGCGGTGGGTTGCCGTGATAACGCTTACCTCTGCGGCATCCAAAAGGTGCTGCATATAATCATCATCATCGGCAAAATCGTCTGCCCTGACGTGCTTTTTGAAGAGTGCCAAATCCACTGCTGCCATTGACTAACCAAACTTTAATTTATTATCGTATGAACAGAAAGAAAAGTCTTAGGATGCGGCCACCTGGCCCAACAGGAACGCCTCATTGCGGATGGTCTTTGTGCCATAATCCGTGTTGAGTACGAAATCCACGCTGTCCTTACGGGCCTGGGAATACGGGTCAACGATGAAACGGATTGTGCCAAACAGGCCCATGGGCTGGTAACGCCAATCACCCAATCCGATGAACTCAGTAATAGTGGTTGTGTCGCCGCTGGTCGTGGTCTTACGGATGGCGTTGGTGGTGTACACGGGCAGGCCGCAAAGGATGCCGTTCTGAATCATGGGCACAAAGATACCATCCTTATTGATGGGCGTACCCTCCAAAATGGCCTCCATGCTCTTGGTCATAATCCAGCAAAGGTGGTCGCCAGCAATACCCGTTTCAAGCACCTTGGCCTTCATCTGGGCGTTGAGCTGCTCAAACGTGGGCACATGAGCCAACTGCACAATGGCCGGAATCTTCTTGTCACGCTGCGCGGCCGACTTGGCGGCATTGATGGCAATGGCGGCAAAGGGGCCGATGAGGTTGGTGGCATTGTTGACCTTTTCCGTGCTAAACAGAATCTTGTTGAGCAACAGACGAATCGACAGCGGCATAATCTCGCGCACAATCATCTCCAGCACACCTGCGCTCTGGTTGAGGCTCTGGTTGGTCACGGGGATGGCAATGCCGACACGCTCAGGGGCGGCGGTCATCTTGCTAAACGGAATCTTGGTGTCACCCAATGCAACACCCTCTCCGGCAATCTGAGCCTCCACCATTTCGTACATCGGCCAAACGAAATCGCCAGCCAATCCCGTAGGCATGGGCAAACCTACCTTGTCCAGAATGAAACCCTCTTGCAAGGGCTTCAAAATGTCCTGAATGTTGAGGGGGATGATGCCGCCAGCGTTCACGTCGGAAACCATCATCATGTCGCGGACAAAGATAATTTCCGACTTCTTGCCGTTCTTCGCGTTCTCGCGGATGAGGGTAATGGCTTCCTCGGCGGCATTGGGGTTCTCACGCAGATGCTCGGCGGTTGCCACCTGCATCTTCATTTGGAGCAACTGATTGTCGCGGCAAAGGGCCTCAAACTCGGTGGTTTCAGCCTCGTTGCGCTCACGTTTCTCCTTTTCGCACGTATCGGCAATTTCGCGGATACGGTCGCAATTGGCCTGGTACTGATTGACCAATTCGCGCACATTCAACTTGTTTTTCTTCATTGAACTGTGATTTTAGGGGGTTAAACTTATAATAACTTACTATTTGCGGCGCAACGCATTTCGCGCAATTGCTCACGCATTTTCGTATCGTCTTTTGGGGCTTCGGGTTCGGGGGTCTCTGGGGCTTTCAGTCCTGCCACAAACTCCCTCGCCTCAACCGATGTATCGGGATATGCCGGGTTGTCAGTGATGGTGAAATCGTAAATGCCCGTAACGGCTTTCACGGTGTACGTTATCATTGTCGTACCATTCACCACCTTGGCACTGCGCTCGACGCAAGCATCGTCGTAATAACGTGTGGTAAATGCAAAGCTGCACCCACCAATGTCACCACGTCTTACCAATTCCAATGCCTTGTCACCATCGACTGTATTGGGGGCCTCAAAACTGAACTTCACGCCCTTTTCGTCAACCTCATACGTCAATGTACCTGCGCCCTTGTTCGATCGTGCCAAAAGCAACTGCCGATTGTGAAACATCGTCATTTTGATGTCGCAACCGTCCAACAGTTCTTTGGTCACTGCACCTGCGGCAATCACCTCTCTGGCTTCGCTGTCCTCATCTGCCCACAATGGAGCGGATGGCACATTGAAAAGAATGGCGTACCCCTCAATGATTCGGCTGGGGGCCTCGCCCTCGGCGGCTTCACGTACTTGCAGGCTTGCAACCGTGAACATCTGCCGCCTGATTATTTGGTTCTTATTCTTCATCTTCGCTGTCCTCCTTTTTCTTGTTATCGTCGGGGTTCTTATCGGGTTCTGTCTGTGTCGGTTCTCCCTCTGCGGCCAGATTGGTAATAGATTTCAGATTGGCAGACACCAACACCGTGTCGCCACCCTCCACATCGGGCTTGTTCTCTTCGCGGCGCAACTCATTGACGGTGTACAATCCCGTTTCAATAACTTGCTTCCAATACTTGCCTCTGCTCTCCAAATCACACGCATAAAGCGATTGACGGTTAAACTCAAACTTTCGCTTGGTTGCCAGCGTCGGGGCCACCAACTTACGCAACAACTCGGCCTCAATCTTCCGCAAAATAGGGTTGAGGGTGTTATTGAGAAATGCCACGTTAGCCATTTCAGCCGATTTGTAATTGTTGCTGGTATCGTCGAAAACAAACGATGGATGCACACCGAAGAAACGGCAAATCTCTCTGACCGTAAATTTGCGGCTCTCCAAAAACTGCATATCCACTGAACTCATCGACATCTGAGTAAATTGGACTTGACCGGGCAAAGATACGATGTGTTGCCCTGCTTGGAAACGTCCATCAACATCAACTGCTGTTTTCTCCAATTCCTCATCCTGGTACTCGCCAAAACCTCTTACGCTGTTATCGTTGGAAATGATACCTCTGACGTTACCACCATTGGCAAAGCGTTTAAGCGTTTCGGCATCGCCCGTGGTAGCGATATTCGATGTAAGACGGGCATACGTTAATACGCTCACACCATGCTTTCCGTCAACGCTCATGCCCTTAATGTGGATAATCTCATCTTCATCATACACGCCATAAATCCCGTTGTCGGCATCCGTGACGGTGTACGTGTCATTGGTTGTGTCGTGGGTCACTGTGGCACGGCCACACAACGCCAGACGGTCAATCTCCAATGTGGCGGTGTTGTATATGGGTACGATGTAGGCGTTGCCGTCCAACAACAATCTCTGCACTACCAAACGCCAGAAATCAAACGCGCTCAATGCAAAATCAGGCTGCACGTTCAAAAGGTAATGCAATCGGCTGTTGGTATCAATGACAAAGCGGCCATCTTTCTGCCGCATGAACTGACACGGCAAAACGGCCACACTATCGGCCAACAGATTAACGCAACGGTACACCGTTGCAATCGACAATGCGGTGCTGTTTCCACCACCTGCTAACAGTTCCCAATAACTGTAACCTCCCGTGCGCGGCGTATCGGGCGCGGTCGATTGCTCATCCGTGCCTGTTTCGACAATGGTTTCCTCTCTGGAAAACCACGTTGCAGGGTTCAGCCATTTAGGAAAATTCATATCTTTGCAAAGTTATCTGCCGCAAAGATACACATATTAAAAATGGCCGCTTTACAATGTAGGACAAAGCAAAACAATGTGCTACAAAGCAAAACAGCCACCAAAAAATATTTAACAAACTTTAACTTATCTTTCGTATGAATAGAGTGCCCCAATTGTCATTAGGCACGTAATCACGCCGTCAATCTTTCTGTATTGGCTCACTTTCATTGGCTTCTTATTCTCCAACCTATCCTCGTCAATTACGCAATTCATCAGGCAATACAGATTGATGGGGTTGTTGTTGAGCGTAATTTGGGGTGGGTCATTGTAGGCCATCATTTCAAAACTCTCGACAGGCAAATTGAAATTGCCATTGGTCTGGCTGTATGGCTGCAACGTGTCGGGGCCTCCCAACACTCGCAAGATGTTCACCAAATCCTGCGCTTTGTAGGCATCATAACTAATTCGGATAATGCGCACACGTTTGGATCGTGCCAATATATCATTGCCCACCTGCCTCACATCAATCTTCTTTCCCTTGCACAACTTCAAATGCCCTGCCTCATGCCATAGCCTGTAAAGCTGCTCATTGGGGTGGCCGGGCAATGCACCCTCCGGGAAATAATAGTCGGTATGGGTGTAAAAGCGTTTGTTGGCTTCCAGATAGATGGTATATGATACTGCGCTGAAATCATCATGCACCGACAAATCAAACGCCACGGCACACGATGGCTTGCCCTGCACATGGTCAATGTCGAAATCTCCCATGAGGCTCTGGCAAACTTTCTCTGGTAGCCATGCCGTTTCATCGTTGACAGCAAACACGTTGAGCAACTTGGTACGAAACGCCAACATATTCTCGGCTGACAGTTGGGCGGTCTCATACTCCTTTTCGTAAAAATCGGGTTGTACTGTTATGCCCAAATGGGGTTGCACCTTTGCCCATGTGTGGGGGTCATTTTCCTCATCGTCCACGTCGGGCATAAACAGTGAGGCAAACATGGTGTCGGCCTCGGCCTCGCCTCTGAGTACCTTTTTCACGCCCTCCAACTCATGCGCAAACGGGCCATCTATCACGTCGCTGGCCGTGGTAATAATCATCGTCAACGGCTCACGGCGTGGCCCCATCGAAGATGTCAGCACGTTTTTGAGGTCTGCACCGTTCTTTCCTGCCGTGTTCCGTGCCTGGGCGTACTCATCCATTATCACCAATGAGGCGTGTAAACCGTCCTGCGTCTTGGCGTTGGCCGTGAGGCATCGGATGAGGCTGTCACGGCCTCTGTCCTTAAATGTGATTTTCTCACGGTTCACGCGGAAATGCCGGGCGGCTGGGTCAATATCCTGCATTATTGCCCGTATCTCATCAAAGCAAATTTTGGCCTGCTCATAACTGTTTGCCCCAACGTATGCCTGAGCATTGTTGTCGCCAAACAGCATATCAAACACGGCCAATGATGCAGCCGACGTGGTTTTGCTAAATTTACGCGGCACAAAGATGTAAACAGTACGAATGAGCCGACGGCCAATTGCATCAACAAACCCGAATATGTTGGCAAACTGAAACGTCTGCACGGGTGTCAACTTGTATCGGGTTCTGCCAGACGTACCATTGAAACGCAACACCTCATAAAACTTGATGAAACGCTTAACACGGCCTTTCTTCCAATCGTACTTATCCAGCATCTTGAAGAAACGCCGGATGGCCAAATGCTCATAAAGGTTGTGGGCATCTGGGTTGTCTATCACACCAAACACATACTGCGCCATGCGTGGGTCGGTATCATCCAGCGCACGGCGGTAACGGGTGGCCAGATATGGCCGTTGCCTTTGCAGGTCGGCCACCACATCGGCCTTAAATTGTCGCTCTCTTACTTTCTCTTCTTCGGTCATTCTTCCTCATCCTTGAATTGGTTAATAAAGTCGGCAAAGCCATCGTTGTCGGTCTTACGCTCTCGGCTGTCCGTGTTCATGCCCAACGCCCTGAGTGCCTTTTGGCTCTGGGTCAGCAAATCCAGATACAATTTTTCCTTTGGGCTGATACTCTCACGCTCGTTGCCCTCACGGGATAACTCCACATTGACGGGCTTGTGGTTGGCATCAAATATCTGCTCGGCCAATATCTCTGTCCTAACCAACAGCTGCGCCGTAATCTTGACCTGCATTGACAATTCGGGTGTGTACTTGTTTTGCTTTTTGAGCAATTTAACAATGTAGGTCTTTTTGGCCGTAATCTTCTTTTGGATGGATGCAGCAATCTTCTCACCATCCACAATCTGAGGCTCTGGCAATGTCGGCTGGGCCGGTGCTTGCTCTGGCTGTGGCTGTGGCTGCGGCAATACCTTTTCCGTGTACCCTCGATTTTTCAGACGGGTTTTGCAGTAGAAAATAATGCTGGTCACGTCGCCTGCCTCCACGTTCTCAAACAATTTCTTTTCGGCCATATCGTCGCGGTAATCACGGGCAATCTCCACGGCATCCTCGACGGCCTGCCTAAACTCAGCATCGGTGGCCATCCATTGTCTGAATGTCCGTGGGTTGAGGCCGACGTTTGTACACGCCACGGTCTTGAAACCTTTGCTCCTGACTATCTCGGCCACAACTGCGGCCTTTTGCTTGTCTCGTTCCTGCTCTGTCATTTCTCAAAACTATTTATGCCGTCAAAGTAATCTTTGTAAAAATCAAAGATACCTTTATCGACTGTTATACTCCCTTGCTCAGTTCGCGGATTTGTGTTTATGTTCGCGCTTGTCTGTATGCCAAAGTAAAACCCATCGGCCACATTACACCCTGCGTAAATTTTGCTGTGGTTCTTGAATATGGCAGCACGGCCAACGTCCGGGTGGGCGGCATAGAATTTCTTGACCATCTGCCACTCGATTTTGTAACTGCCGGGGAATATCTCACCCATGTACATATCGAATTTCTTAATGCGCCCTGCCTCCCACCATTGCTGAATCTGCAAAATATCCTCTGCGGCCATACACCATGTGGAGCAAAGCATGAAATCCAAATCGTGCTGGTTCAATACCACTTTCAGGAATGACAAACTATCCACATCGCCAGCGGTAATGAAATTGTAGGTGTGGCCATCCTGCAATGGCACATACTTCATGGCCTCCAACATTCTCACCTCTGAGAAAGCACGGCGGTACTCATAACGCTGGCTTAGTTCGGTACACTCCTTTGTACGTCGGTGTGCCCGTTTGGCCTCGGCTCTGTCTGCGGCATCTGCGCCCTCATCGCTGGCCATTGCTGCCTCTGGCTCGGCTGGGGCCTGGCCCTTGCCGAAATTGGCAAAATCGAAAATATCATCATCAAATCTCATATCTGGGTATTTTATTGCGTTTTTACTGAAAATATCGGCAAATAATTGAATATGGGCAAAAAATCGGGGCTGTGCCCCCACGGCCTAAAAACTCACTTCGTGTGAAGAGAAAGGTTTTGGCGGGGTTTATTCGGCCTCCCTCCCGTTTCAAAATCATGGCCCGACTTCATCGTTGAAAAATTTTTTAACAAAATTTTGCAGCCGTGCATCAGCCCGTTTTCGTCGCTCTTGCTTTCCTCCTTTGCCTAACGTCTGGTGTACTTCCTGATGATGCTTGTGACACAGTGCCATGACGTTGTGAGGGTCAAACATCAAAGCTGCCATTTCTCGCTCACTTACTGCTGTTTCAACGGGTACGATGTGGTGTACCTCGGTCGCTGCGCTCACCCTGCGCTCTGCCTCGCACATCTGGCATATCGGATGGGCATTTAACACCTGCCGACGCAATTGCAGCCATCGGGTAGTGTGTATCAGTTTATTGTATGTTTCATTCTTGGCCATATTCATTCTATTACGTTACACAATCAAACCTCACCTTGGTACTTACGCATGAGGTAATTAAGGCTATCCAATAACCCTTGCTGCACTCCCGTCTTGCTGCTCAATGCTGCATCCGCTCTCTCGTCCACTGTGTTAGGACAAATGAGTTTGTACACGGTAACTGGGTGCTTCTGGCCTTGACGGTGCAATCGGGCATTTGCCTGTTGGTAGTGTTCCAGATTCCAGCCAACACCAAACCACACAATGTAATGGCCACCTTCCTGCATATTGAGGCCATAGGCTGTTGATGCAGGGTGGGCCAACAACACGTCTATCTCCCCCCTATTCCATGCCACCAACTGCTTCTCACCCTCATACGCCTCTACACGATACCCCTTTAACTTCTTTATGATTCTGGGAATGTCATGTTTGAATTGGTAGAATACCAAAACGCTGTTGCCGTTTGCAGCCTCAACAATCTCTGCCAACTTATCCACTTTGTCATTGTGTATTTCATGCACCTCTCTGTCCTCATCGTAGATTGCACCATTGGCAAATTGGGCTAACTTATTCATCAATCCGGCTGCACTATTAGCCAGAATGTTCGACGGCTCATCCTTATGCTCTTCTGCAAACTCCAACACTTTCTCTTTCTCAAACTTCTGGTATTTTTCCATCGTGGATGCAGACAATGGCACTTGGATCGTGTGGGTCAATAAGTCGGGCAATGTCAAATAATCCTTGGCTTGCATCGACAAGCAAATGTCGGCAATCTTGTTTCTGATAATATCCTCACAACCTTTCTTCACGTCGCAACGCACAATAATGTTATTCCATTTGTGTGTCTCAAAATACGTCTCTCTGTACTTCGTGACGTTCTTGCCCAAACGCTCGCCCATATCCAGACAATACATCTGTGCCCAAAGGTCAATCAATCCATTTGGGGCCGGTGTACCCGTCAAACCAATAACACGCTTGACAGTCGGCACGGCAATACGCATTGCCTTGAAACGCTCACTCTTTGAACTCTTAAAGCTGGTCAATTCGTCAATCACCAAAACGTCAAATGGTAGCATCCCACCATATTTGCCAACCAACCAAACAAAGTTGTCGCGTCCTGTCACGTACACATCGGCTTTGGTCTGTAATGCCATGCACCGCTGTTTCTCCGTGCCTAACACCTTAACCACTTTGAGGCTTTTGAGGTGTTCCCATTTCTGGGCCTCAGTAGTCCATGTTGTTTCGGCCACTTTCTTCGGGGCCACTACCAATGTACGGCTCACCTCGCAATCGTCCATGAGGTTCTGAATGGCTGTGAGGGTGCTGACCGTCTTACCCAATCCCATGTCGAGAAATAGGCCACAACGCGGATGGTCAATAATCCATCGCATTGCCGTTTGCTGATATTCGTAGGGTCTGTAAATCATAATTTGCTCATCATTAAATCCACACCTTGTTTGCTGTCTATCACATAAACCTTGTGGCCTAACTGCCTCATTGATTCAATCCGTATCACCTGCAACTTGCTGGGCTTCTTTCCTTGGCTCTTCAACTCTACCCATACAGTCACACCATTTGGCATGATGGCCACACGGTCGGGGTAGCCTGCCATGTTCGGGTTGGAATATTTCAGGCACACGCCACCTGCCATCTTTACGCTATCGAACAAATAACGCTCAATGGCTTTCTCCGATACGTCGGCATGATTCACTATATTTGCAATACTCTTTTTCATCTTTCAATCTGGTTGTCAAATCTCGCGCGTGCGCGTAAATCCCGTATGATTCAATAAAACACTATTTCTAAACATACTTTTTTATTAAACACTATTTTTATTAAATTTCTATTTGACATTTGACAAATGTATTTAAGTTATTGATTTATAGGACTTTTTCGTGTCAAATGAGTTGTCAAATGAGTTGTCAAATGAAAATCTCGTTTGACAAACCGACTGCACATTTTTTGAATTTTGTGCAACTTGTCAAATGGAAATTGTCAAATGAACTCTCTTTGTCAAACTCAAATATCGCTCTCATCCTGGCCCTCCTTTCTCATCCATGCCAACTGACGGCCATACAACTTTTCTGCATGACGTGACGTTGTACCTCTTTCCCATCCATCCATGCCGTCCAATATGGCTGCAATACGTCTGGCCATGTACTTATATTCTTTATCGGCCATTGACCTGCCCATCTGCTCACAAATGAACTCAGCAACACAAACACGGTCTCTGAGGGTCACGCCCTCGGCATCCAATGGGTCGCTCTGGGTGAAATACGCACGTCGCCGCTGCAAATCCCACGACGGCCAATCTGTCGGCAATCTCTTATCCAGATACACCGCCAAAAGGCTCTTCAATGGGTCGTCGCTATCGTCGTTATATTCCTGTTGTCTCTGTCGGGCCTCAGCCTCCAAATCTTGGGGCAAATAAAGCTGCTCACCATCACGCCACCTTTGCACGGCCTCTGCCCAAAGTTGGTCACGGTCACGCTCAATGGCTTCTTTGATGTTGCTGTGCTTTCGTAGTTCTGGCACAATCTTGATTACCCAAAAACGTCTGTTGCCCGTGTCACCTTTGAGAAAATAGGTCTCGTTGGTAGTACCACAAAACACGCATTGCCTTGGGTGCTTCTCAACCACCGTGCCATACGCGGCTCTGTAAATATCATCCTGACGTGTAATGTACGACTTTACTTGTTCAACGTCGCTTCGCTTGATGCTTGACAATTCGCCCAACTCAATGAGCCATGCACCACGCAATTGCTCCATGCCCAATTTGCCCTCCATCGTTGTGAGGCTGTCAGAAAACCATTGGCCACCCATGACGTTGAGCAACGTGGATTTGCCAATGCCCTCTGCACCTGCAATGATGAGGCAATAATCATACTTACACCCTGGGCGCATTACTCTGGCCACCGCCGCCGTGAAATGCTTACGTGTCATTGCACGGTTGAGGGGCGTATCTTCTGCACCTATATAGTCAATGATGAGACGATCGAGACGCGGCACACCATCCCATTGCAACCCGTTCAGATATTCACGGATGGGGTGTAATCTGTGACGGGTCAAAACGGCATCCTTGGCATCCTTGATTTTGTCCTTTCCCGTGACGTTGTATTGCTCTTCCAGATAGATACGCAAATTGGCATCGTCTCTGTTGCCCCACAACTTCGCTTTCTTATCCCACGGCAAACCTTTTTTGATGAGGTCAAAACCTGTAAACTCATCGTGCCACAAATGCCCTGCCAACTTCGGGTCTCTCTCCAATATGCAAATGATGTTCTTTGCCGTTGACTTGATATTGCCTTTCTTGTCAAACTCCAACTCGGCCATCCAATCGGTGTTTTCCTCGGCCTCATCGTCGGCATCGTCTGGCTCATCGGTCACACCTGCAAATATGCTGTCGGCCTCTGCCTGACGTTCCTTTGTCAGCATTACGCGCACGGTCTTATCCTCCGACACGAAATCCTGCATTTTCAGATACGACGGCAATTTGGTTACATCGGTCTGACGTGTACCCTCATCGTGAACTCCGAAAAGGTGAATACGGCAAAGGTCAAACGCATTGCAAAGCTGCCTTGATGCTGGGTCGGTCTCATGGTGGGAATATGCAAATTTGCCCTCATAGCAAACCAATCCGGCTGCAACGCTTCCTAACTTATAGGTGTAACGGCCATCAATGCCCGTTCTTTCGTAGGCATCGGGCAAAAACTTCTCAATGGCATCTTCGATGGTGTATGCACGGCAAAATGCACCAATGAGGCCGGGTTTCTCCAACGGGTCGCCTGCCTTTCGTATCTCATGGCTTATCACCTCGCCCTCTCGCTGTGAGGTCGGCCAATCGCTGACGTTTCGCCAATCAATGTATGTGGCCAACACTTCATCGGCGTTGAGGCTGGGGCCATCTTGGTACTCAAACACAAACTCGCCATTCTTGGCCGTGCTTGGCCAATAGAATAGACGGGGCAATTGGTAGGTCGTAATGTCGAAAAGTTCAATGCCGACGTTGTGGGCAATCCGTCTGCAAATCGGCTCATATTCCTGTGGGGTCACTTGCCGATTGAACGGTATGCACAATCTGAAACGCGGTTTTTCGCTGGTGTGCTTATGTGTTGAGTATAACATGGCCGCACAACTGTATTGCTGGGTGAACTCTTCCCACACGTCTGCCGTGCCATAATCAATATCTAACGTGGCAATGGTTCGGTACAATACATTGGCCGTCTTACGTGTTCCGTTTGACAGATAGCCACCGACAAAACCACCAACGTCTTTAATGTCGGCTTGTTCCTCGCGGCTCATCTTCAAATACTCCTTGATGGTTTCGTCCGTCCGTTTGGTCTGGGCGCACTTGTTCACCAAATCCTGCCACCCAATCCGCTTGTTACGCCATTTCTTAGAATAGCGTTTGTGGGCTGTGGCAATATCCACTTCTGGGTTATGCTGCAATTTTATCATACCAACATATTTTTGAAATGGTCAATGTTATTGGCATCGGCCACGATTGTTATTTCTCGGATTCCACGGCCAACCTTTTTAACGTCGGCCTCAAATGGTATCTGCTCATCTTCCAGAATGTCGTATATCTGGCGCAATCTGTCGGGTGTTACTTTGGCACTCACGGATGCTTTTTTTTGCTCATCTTTGCTCTGTATCATATACTGTAAATCTTAAATCGCTGCACGACTGTTGCATTTCATGTTTGATGGTGTCAGTCAGGGTGCAAACGCCCATCGGTGTGTCATGGCCCTCTGACTGCCAGAAAACACAATTACGGCATACCTTTTGAAATTCGTGCCATTCGGCTTTATTCATTTGTTGTTTCATGCTTGAACTCATCGGGCAAAAAAGAAAAGATGTGTTTGATAACTTCCACCGTCCACCCGTTGCCTATCATACGATATTGCTGGGTTTCGCTCACCTCCCATTTGTACCAATCGGGAATTGTCTGCAATCTGGCGCACTCTGCTGGGGTTAATCGCCTTATCGGTGCATCCCCCCCCACTAACGCATTGATCGTTTGCCCACCGTGGCCATTCATCAACGCTGGGGCCTGGCCCTCTGGGTCATATACTCTGTTTTGCTGGTACGGCTGTGTGCCTCCACTTTCACGGGATGGGTTGAGCTGCCTGATACGGCCATTTGTCACATGGTTGTTTTGTTGCCATGAGTTAGATGTGAGGGTTGGGGCTTTATCAGCGTAAACAGCACCATTGTTTTTGCCGTGTGGCCTTTGCAGGATTAAGTTGTCTTTCTGCACCGTGGTAATGGAGTTTGTTTTGCCCTCGGTGGTACATGGGATAAAATGTGCTGGCTCACCTCGGTACTCATGCCCTCGCTGTGCCACACACACTAAATCGTACATTCCTTTGCCTTTAACCGTTACTGCTGTCATCTTCCCCCCCCTTGATGGAATTTTGCACCAAAACCGTTGCCGTTGGCCTTGTTCCTTTGCTTATGCTGCAATAACTTCTCAATGGTCTCTGGCTTCAAATAAAATCTGTCAGGCACTTCATCATCCAAAATGTGTTTGAGCAAAATGCCACGGTCTTTCGGCTGTGGTATTGCACTTTCCGGCACGTCAAACAAATCGGCTTGGAATGTTCGTATATTAGTCCAATAGATGCGCTTTCTGACTTGTGCCGATACCAACGCGGAATTGATATGCACACCTTTCACGCCCAATGCCTGGTCAATGACGGCCTCCCATTGCTTACCCATTTCCACGTTTTCCAGCATGAAAAGCACGTTGGGGTTGGCCTCTCTGACCTCTGCCAAAATTCGCACGTACTCCCAAAACAGATAACTTTGCCCTGCAAACTCAAATCCTTGCTCTTTCAGTTCCATGTAACGTGCCAATGTCAGCACCTTTTCATGGGCTGTCGTACTCATGCCAACACGCTTGCCTGCAAAACTGAACGACTGGCACGGGCTTCCTCCAATGAGCAAATCAATATGCCCCAACGTCCGTGCCTCGACGTTACGCACATCGCCCAATTGCACGGTGTCCGGGAAATTGAGTTGAGTTTGTTGAATTGCCCATTTGTCAATCTCGCTTGCATAATAGCGTGTGACGGGTATGCCCATATCGCGCAATGCAATCTGGCCACAACTCATGCCGTCAAATAAGGATAAAACAATCATATCGGGGTATGCTTGATTATTTGTCTGCAATTCGCTTTCCAACTCGCTTCGCACACGGCATTTGTGCAACCTATCCATCGGCCTTTAGGGTCGTACACATTATATTGGGGCCATTGGTCGGTATAATCGGCCACGACTGTATGACGGTCGTACTCATAAACGACTTGATGGAAAAGGTCAATCACAAATGCCATGATGCTGCTGTCGGTTACTTGTTATCTTTCACGTTCTGGGGCTGCTCGTTACTTGCTCCCCCCCCCTTGTGGCAAAGCGTATTCGGGGAATAACTCTAACTGTACGAAATGCCGTTTTTGCTTCTTAGTTTTCATTGTCCTGGCCCTCCATCGTTTTGAGCAAATCATTTGCTTCGTTAATAATATGCTGGCGTGTGTCACCATCGGAAATGTCGCAATGCTTTTCCCAAATGGTAATCCAGAAACACCACACTTTCACTTGTACCTTGACCACGTAATAAACGGGGTAATCTACATCATCAATAATGGCTGCACCGTTGTTGTCATTAGCCATCTGGGCTGCAACCTTGGTGTCAATGGTCTCTTCAATGGCTCTTGTTGGCCTTGTATGCTTAAATGTTACTTTCATTGTCGTTTGCCTATTATCGGCACGGCTTTCGCCGTGCCAAAGATTAAAGTTTGAAGATTAAGAAATAAATGCTGAGACGGGGCGCACTCGACGCGTGCTCGTGGCCTTAGGGCTGGTGTTCATGCCGCCGCTGCCGAGGTTCAGACTCCAAGCGTCGGTCGCGCTGCACTCGGTCGAAGTCCAATACCAATCATCGGCAATGGGCTGGCCACCTGCTTTCTCCAATGCTGCATTGACCTCCTTACGATGTGTGAAGATAAACAGCATTTCACCCATGCTTGGAATGTACCAACCATCGCTCAGGCTGATATTGTCAGACAGTCCGACGGCCTTTAGATGTTCGGTGTTTTTCTGGCCGTTCCAATCGGCCACGGCATCAATGCAGGTGTCAATGTAGTTGCCTTTGAGGTTCGACGGGTCTTTCTGCTTGGTCAACGTCGTTTCCTCACCATCGTTGCAATCTTGGAGTGCAATAATGATACTGCGCTCACCCTGCACCAACAAAACGCCCATTGCATCCTCTGGGGGTGTCAACGTGGCCTTATACGGCACAATGGTCTTATTCTCATCATCGCAAATGTAGTAAACACCATCCTTGGGGTGTTTGCCATTTGTCGGTACTGATGGGGTCGGGGCCTCATCTTCCACCATGAATTTGTACATTTCACGGCAAACCTCGATGCTCTTTGGTTCGTCACTGATGGCAAACTCTTTCAAAAGTTCCATCTTTAGTTTCTGATTCTCTGTCATACGATAATTAAATTAGGGGTTGTTAAACTAATCTTTCAAATAATAAGGTGTGGTGTAACCTGCACCTTTGAGGGGTAAATCCGCACACCAATCAATCGGGGTGCTAAACAGTGCCTCCACGTCGGCCAACGTCTGGTCGGGCGTTGCCTCGACAATGATTTCATCATGGATATGGAAAACCACATTGAGGTGCTGTTGCCTGGCCCTCAGAATGACAATGCCCAATATGTCACGGGCAATGGCTTGCACAATGTTCTCTGTGAGTTTGCCGCCATACGTTCTGACGTTGCCCCATTTCTTAGTGGTCTGGTTCAAACCCTCATACTCAATAATTTCATGGTCGCCACGCCATCCGTCGCCATATTCAATGCCAACATTCGCTCTGGGGTAACAGATAACACGGCCAGACGGCAATGTTATTGTCAGCATCCCCCATCGCTTGCCAATCTCAATGCCACGATGTACGGGTACGGTTTTTCCCGTCTTTAGGGCTGTAATGGCAGCTTTCTCGATCGTGGCCCACATCTTCACAATTTTGGGGTTGGAATTACGCCAAAGATTCACGATTTCCTTTTCTTCGGATTCTGTCAAACCTAAACGCTTGCCACCCATTGCCTCCAATGCAGACACACCGCCACCATATCCCAATGCCAATGTTGCAATCTTGCCTTTCTGCCTCAACTCAGCATTTTGGCCGTGCTTCTCGACGGGCTTGTTAAACATCTGGCTTGCCGTGGCGCAATAGATGTCGCCACCTTGCCGGAATACGTCCAACACCCATTGCTCACCTGCCAACCATGCAATCACACGGCACTCAATGGCTGAAAAGTCACACACATGAAACGTGTGGCCTGGTGCTGCAATGAACGCTGTGCGGATTAACTCACTGAGTACATAGGTGACGTTGGCATAATTCATTTCAAACTCTGTCAAATCACCCTGACGTACCAAATAACGGGCATCGTCCAGACTTTCCAAATGGTTCTGTGGTAGGTTCTGCACCTGCACCAATCGGCCTGCCCATCTGCCTGTACGTGCTGCACCGCAAAACTGCAAAAGTCCGTGAATACGGCCATCATTGCAAACGCATTTCAACATGGCTGCATACTTCTTATTGCTGGTCTTACCCATTTCACGGCGCAATGCCAAAATCTTCTGAGCCTTTGGCCAATACTTCAATTGGCCGTCCAACTCATCCAAATTCTTTTTGTTGAGGCTGGCCACGGTCATGCCCGTAACCTTGGAAATGTAGGCTTTCAATTGGGCTGGGCTGTTGGGGTTTTCCAATCCGCTTATGGTCTTTGCCTCTTGCAGCAACTCAGCCTTAAACTCTTCGTCAAACCTTGCAGCGGCCTCAACCAACGGCAAATCAATCATCACGCCACGGTCATTGATTTCTTGGTCGGCAATGTACAACTCATCGTCAAATGCAGGGGCCTCCAGACGGCGCACCTTGGCCAAAATCTGTTGCTCAACCTCCACGTCTCTGATATTGTACTTTTTGAATACCTCCCAACGGTCGGGCGCGTCGCTTGGCAAATGCCGCTTGCCGTTCTTGCCGGGGATGGAGAAATAACGGATTAGGATTTTGCCCTCTTTCATCTTACCATCGGCCAATTTCAGCACCTCACCACATTGCCCCAATGACAACGGCAAACCCATACGGGCTGCACGTACCATCGTGCATTTCCATTGTGAGGCTGGCAATGGCTCTGGCAATCCCATCCACTTGCTGATGCAAATACGCTCAAATGTAGCGTTAAACGCTGTCTTTGTCACGGATGGGTCTGTGAGTGCTGCCATAACATCGGCTGGCAATTCTTCACCCTGCGCCAAATCCACACATACGACGGGGCCACCATCCACGCTATATGCAAAAAGCAATATCATGAAATCTGGGGCCTCAACGTATTTGTAAACTCCGCAATCGGCCAAATCGTTGCTGCTGTACGTTTCGATGTCAATTCCTAATTCTTTCATTCTCTCTGTTATTTAAGAATGGCCGTGGGTGTCCTAAGCCTTTAATCCCATGTGGGTGTTGCCACTACCACCACCCACGGCCAATCATTCACGGTTTACAAATCCTCATCATCTTCATCATCCATCGGGATATTGCCAAATGCCTCGCTCTGGCTGACGCTGCCGCCAAACTGCTCATCGTCCTTGCACTTACGCACGGCCTCCAAAGCTGCTGCAATGCCACACTTACCATTGACCTTGTAGCCATAGAATGTGACACACACCCATGCCCACACGCCGCTGTAAATCTCATCCTCATCAATGATGGGCTGGCCGCTTCGGTCGGTCACGCTGGGTTTCTTGCCTGTCTTGGCGTTGATGTAAACGTGGCCCTGGTAGGCTTCATCGTCTTTGCCCTCACCATCGCGCAATGGGTAGGCATCCGATGTTTCGTCAATCTTTGGCTTCTTACCTCCCCAATACTTTGTAATGGCTTGGTCGTAGGCGGCTTTGATGCAGCCTTTGAGGGCTTCAACCGTCTCTTTCTGGCTCTTCGGAATGAGTATGCCCGTTTGGTACTTGGCACGGCTTTCGTCACCATCGGGGCCGGTGTACTTCTCGAAAAGATGTGTGTAACTCAATCGGCACGGGCCGATTACAACTGTACGCCCGTCGTTCTTGGGCAAAATGTTTGGTTTCATCATAGTTGTAATGAAATTAAAAATTAAACTTTAGTTATTATTCGCTTAAATCAACTTTGGAAAAATCGTCGGTGTCTAACTCCGGCCTCTTGTCAGATTCAGGCACTAACGTCGGCTTGCCTTGGGGCTTGTCAATCCACTCACCGCAAATCTCGGCAAATCGTTTCTTGCCAATGATTTTCTCCAAATCGGTAATGGTTTTCAGTTCCCGTGGCTTCATGTAGGCATCTTCGGCAAACTCGGCCTTGGATAATGCACCCATAACGGCCTCTTGGTCTGTGATTTTGCGGACACTGCGCCCTGCAACCAACTTGAAACCTTGGTACTTCTGGCCGTTCAATGCCTGCTCCAACGTGTACTCATCCACGCCCTTAATCCATGTCTTGATTGTGTCTAACATGGGCAAAACGCGGCTGGCCATTTCTTCGGGGCTGATTGTCTTTGGGTCGGGGTGCTGCTCCACGGCTGCAAATGTGAGGTCGGCCAATGCCTTGCAGGTCGCTTTGACCTTGCAGAATTGACACCATTCGCCGGGCATCTGGTGGCCTTTACCCTCAAACGCTTCTTTGGCTTTCGGCATTAGTTGGTACGTTGCCCATGCAAGCAAATCAACGGTACTCAACTCATACTCGCTCAGGTTGTCAATACGCGGCTGTACGATGGTCATTCTTACACGTTGGATATTGTACTCAAAACTAAACTGTGAGTATGCGCCCAAAGCGTAAATCTGCATTTGTGGGTTCTTGACGGCTGACACCTTTACACCCTTGCCATACTTGAAATCAATAATCTCCATCGTGCCATCGGCAATGATAACGGCATCGGCTGTGCCAAATGCCTCCGGCATCCACTCTGAGAAATCCAATTTGACCTCAACCAACAATTGGGCATCGGGTGTTTTGGCACGGGCGGCATTGTACTTTTCCAGCACGATCGTTTTGTACGTGTCGGTGTACTCATCCATTTCTCCCGTGTGGTACTTGTCGAAAAGCTGCTTAATCTCGGCATCCTCATCGGCTGTTGGCAAACCCAAAAATCCTTTGAGGTGCTTGGCGCAATAGGCGTGTGCCAATGTACCCTCTTCTGCAAAGGTGCTGCCGCTGTCGGCAATGTTCTCTTCCAGACGTGGGGCGGCTGTGCAATTGAGCCATCTGTGGGCCGCTGACGGGCTTAATAATGCGTGTCCTGCCATAACTCAAAATGCCTCTTTAATTCCGATTGTGCCATCTTCCAATACTTCCAGACGGTCACACTCTGCAATGAATTGTCGTGCCTCATCCTGGCCCTTTTCTGTAATGAGGGCTGACGGCTTGTCTGAGCCTAACAAAGCGGCTGTGTTCTTAAACCACGATGTCAGTTGGCGGTGGTACTTCTTATAAAGTTCTCCATCCGTCTCGTCTTTGTAGTTCTCGCCCTCGATACGCTGACGGGTTCGGTGCATAGCATCGCGGATGTCCTGCTCTGTCAGTTCCTTGGGTTCTGCCTCGGCTGGGGCTTCGGCCTCTGCCTCTGGTTCGGGTTCTGGTGCTGCCTCTTCTGCCGTGGCTTCAACCTCTGGGGCTGGTGCTTCGGCTGTTGCTGCCTTACGGCCACGCTTCTTTGCAGGGGCGGCGGCTTCTGGTTGCTCACTTGCTGACGGTTCGGGCTTCGGGGCCTCAACGGTCGGCATCTGTCTGTGGCCAATGACGGCATTAACCAATGCCACCAATTCAGGCGTTACGCCTAAATCCACATGAATGTGTACGCTAAAATCTGTTTTCATACGACTGAAATTAAATGGTTATTCACTCATTTCTTTTGCTAACTCTCTGATGTCCTTTGCCAGAATGATTGACAGTCCGATGCAAAGTACAATTTCAATGATAGTTCCGATTATTGGCATAACTTATAAATAGTTTTCTTCCCAACATTCGACAATCCATTTGCCCGTTGTCACTCTCCGATTGTCGGCCTTACGCACACGGAATTTGAGGCTACCATTGTCAAAATAGCGATATATGGTGTGTCTTTCCACGCCTAACGCTTTTGCCGCTTGCTGCACGGTGTAACGGCCATCGGGTTCAACTTGGGGCCTGGTATGTGTCATATCGCGTTCTTTGTAATAGTTAATTGGTTCTTGGAATAGTCCGTTTGCACACTGAACTTGCAGCCCAATAGGTTCTGCATCTGGTATGCCGTGGACTTGCCGTTGTCACACTGCTGGGCGTTGGGTAGGTCAAACGTGCGTGTCTCACCCATCGCCATGTTTCTTAAATCTTCTCTGGTAATACGTTCCATGTTATTTATCCTTAAATTCTATTTTTTCAATGAGCCAATTAAGCACCCACATCTTATTTTCATACTCTGTGAGTGAAATGCAATGGTTGTCGGCATCGGCGGTTGCTGCCAATTGCCGGATGAGGTCACGTAAACTTACCAACTCTTCTTTGAGTTGTTCAGCACTGTACATGGATTGATTTTGCAATCCAATCGTTTCAATTTTCTGTTCTTTACCTGCCATTTTGCGACGTTTTAGTTAAAATTACTTATTTACTCACTCATATCTTTGGCGGAAAAGAAAAACCGTCGTATCTTTGTAGTGGATTTGAACGGTTGTGCTAAAGATGGCTCGACGGCTTTCTTTGTGCGCCTGATACTTCGTTACTCACTCATATCTGGGTGCAAAGATAGGCATTTTGAAGATAACTACATTCATTTTGCCTGTTAAATTATGTTAAGACGTGAAAGAAATTTTTGCTGTCATGCCGTCAAATGCCGCCTAAAGTATTGTATAACAACAAATTAAGCGTAAAATGACAGAAAAAGAAATCATTGGCAAAATGAATGACTTTTGGGCACAAAGTGGCAAAAGTAAGGCAGAAATGAGCCGTGAGTTAGGTGTGGACGCTGGCACATTCGGCAACATCTTGAATGGCAACCGTGGTGTGTCTGCTGGGCTGCTCTCAAAGTTCTTGGAAACGTACCCATCTGTGAGTGCTGAATGGCTCATGCGTGGGGTTGGCTCAATGTTTGCCGCTGATGGGCACGTTGGCGGTGAAAACATTGCCAACAATAACAACTCACAAATCAATGCAGGTGACACGATCAATCGGCTTGTGTCGCTGCTTGAAGAGAAAGACAAACAGATTAACCAATTACTCCAAATCCTTGCATCGAAATGAAAATCTTTGGAATTATCAGTGCCTGCATCTTCGTGGTTTGCTTCTGTGTTCTCAAATACATGGAGCGTAATAAACCCAAAACGAAAAAACGCCCTCAGACGGCAAATAATACCGACGTTGGGCAATTCTTCGGGGCGGTCAGTAAAATCGCTCTGTGGCTCTTTCTGGTGGCTCTGCTGGTCTTAATTCTGGCTTGGCTTGGTATCGGTGTGTTTGACACAATCGGGCAAATTTTCAGCAAATAAAATTCACCTCTTTGTAATTAACTGAAAATCAGCACCAAAGAAAAACATTATTTATATAATGAGGCATAAAGTCTTTGGTGGCTGGCCAATAGGGTAAAAATGCCATAACGTGCTGATTTTCAAAGTATATTAAAGAAACGTGGCGAAATGGCCAATTGTTAAAAATCAATGCCTTACACCGAAAATCGGCCTTTGGTGGCCGTTTAAGTGGTAGATTTTGTATAACTTTGGCGCAAATTTCAGCAACGATTAAGCAAATTTACAGATAATAATCAGCAATATGGCAAAATCAAATCTTCGCCTCGATACTCGACGGGCATTAAAAGATGGCACGTTTCCCGTCCAAATCTGTGTTGGCTACGGCACTAACCTCTATCTGGCCACGGGCATATTTCTTGCACCCGATGAATGGGATGCCACGGCCAAACGCTGTGTGGGCAAAAATGCCAAACGGGTCAATGATGTGCTGTCGGCCTTGCTCACTCAGGTATCAAACCGCATTTTGGAGTTGCGCATGATGGGGCAATACGACAAACTGACACCGGCCCAACTTCGGGAAATGCTCACCCACCTTGATTTGTCAGCACCAACCATCGGTGTGCCAACTCTGGGGGCAATGTTCCAAAAGGTCATTGATACGAAAACGGGCGGCACTCGCACACTCTTTGAGCAAACATTGAACAAAGTAAATGCTTTCTGTGGGGATGCCAATGCCGTGCGTTTTGAGACGATAAACAAAACGTGGCTCACGGGCTTTTACGCTTCGATGGTTAAATTGTCGGTCAACAGCCGGGCAATGCACTTACGCAATCTCCGCAACGTCATAAACTTTGCCGTGGATGATGGGATAACGCAAAACTACCCATTCCGCAATTTCCGCATACCAAAGGAAGAAACGGCCATGAGGGTGCTGCCATTGGCAAAGTTCCGTGAACTCCTGGCCCTGCCTCTGGGCAAATCTGACTTGGAGCATCGGGATATGTTCTTACTCTCGTTTTACCTTATTGGCATTAACATGGTAGATATGGGTGGCCTCACCTCTGACAATTACGTGAATGGCCGCATTGAGTACCGACGTGCCAAAACGGGCAAACTCTATTCCATCAAAGTCGAAGATGAGGCGGCGGCAATCATTGAAAAGTACCGTGGCCAAAAACACCTCTTGCGCTGCTTTGACAGATACAAAAGTTATAAAGACTATATGCAGCACCTCAATAAAGCACTCAGGCGCATGGGGCCAATCCAGACGGATGCCAACGGCAAACTTCAGTACACCGACAACCATTTGCCCATAATGCAGCCGATTGAGCCACAAATCACGTCGTATTGGGCGCGTTACTCATGGGCGACGTATGCCGCTGAATTGGATATACCAAAAGACACCATATCTGAGGCCCTTGGCCACAAATACGGCTCTGCCATTACGGGCGTTTACATCAAATTTTCCCTCGACAAAATAGATGCCGCAAACCGACGTGTCATTGACTATCTGTTGGGCAAATAAAAAAACCGTGCTGGCCCTCACGGGTTGGCACGGTCTCAACAACTTTCGTCGCACTTTTACAGATATGTACAAAATCAATGTTTAGCCTTGATGTATATAAATAGGATATAAAGCAACACGGCAATGCAGCACAATGAGCCAATCCATATTAACGGCCTTTCGTACCATTGCACGGCCTTACTTATCTTTTCCTCGGTCTCTCGCTGCTTGCTCTCGTTCTTATTGATGCCGTTTGCCTGGTCGGTGTGGCTGGCTGATATGCTGTCACGCTCTGCCACTCCGTTTTTGATGGCAACGTCGGCCTTGCCCATGCCTTTAATGGATTTCACGCCCTGCATGGTCACGTTTCCTGCCGTGTCAATGCTGACCGTACCGCCACCATCCACAAACTCGATCGTGGCCGATTGCTCGACGTGCTGGGTGGTCGTGGTGGTGTCGGTGTAATTTGATACTGCGCTCATCGTGTCGGCTATGGTGTGCGTGGTGTCAATGAGGCTGGCCGTGGTGTTCTCCTTAATGATAGTCTTTTTGGCTCTGCACCCAATCAGCATGAGCGCGGCCAGAATGATGAAAATAAGCTGCTTCATACTCCCTTAAATTTGATGTCGTTTAACCGATTCAACCAACCTCTTTTGTACTTCAAATTGGTTGGTCGGCTTCTGCAAATTCTCTCGATGTAGGCCAACCGTTCTTTCCTGATGAGGTCAAACAGTTGCTTGGGGTCTTTGGCATTAACGGCGGCAATCGTCTTGGGGCCAACAATGCCGTCGGCTGTCACGCCAATTGCTCTTTGTGGGATGGTGATGCCATATTTTCCGCTGCCCCACACCCAATCAACCAATATGAGGGCGATGGATTCGTTGTTAATCTGGTCGGCTTTCCACTTATCCCAAAACATGGTCTTTAGTATTTCCAACCATTCTTTGTATTTAATGGCTTTCAGCCTCATAATGGTTGGCCGTGGGTAGCCTTTCCGACGGCAATACTCCGCGAACGTGGCCAATGTCACGCCACACATGGTTGCACCTCCCAAATCGTCGGGGTCATTGGCAAACCCTTTCGACTTGGCTTTCTCAAACAATTGCTCATTGGTCAAACCAATGCCCGTTGTGCCTGTTTCCCATTTCAGGATAAACGGCACGATGCTTTCAACTCTTGCCATGCTCTTTCGTTTTTAAGTTAATATCCGTTTTGTGGTTCTCTCTGGGCGCACTTAGGGCGCACACATCGAAAACGCTGCAATTCCAATTCAATACTTTGCTTCTCTTTCAGCAACTCAAAATAATCATCTTGCAACTTACGCAATCGGTCTGTCTGGTTGACAAACCTTTCCTCTTTCTCTTTGAGTTGGTTTTGCAAAAACTCCATGCTGTCGCGCAAAACTCCAAATTCCACACCATCGGCCTCGGCCTCTTCTTTTCGCTTGTTGGTCTTTCGGTTCAAAAGGTACTTGATGGCCTCCCATCCTCCCATTGTTCCGACAATGGTTGCAACAATCTCAATAACGCTAACTGTCTCCATGTTCCTTTGTATAAAGTTCAATTACAATATCGTTTTCGCGTTGTTCTATCAATACCACATATCTCGTTTCTAACAGATGCAGCAAACCCATATCAATCACATCAACGCGTAATGTAATCGGGTCTTTCGATTCAACTTCAATAATCGCCATCTCTTATGCGTTTTTGAGTAATGCAATTTTGTTTATACTTGTTTTTGATGGCCACAACTTCGTAATGGCCTTTTATGTAAATCCATTTGTAAATACGTGGGGCAATCATGCCCAATATCTCACGTCGCTTGCCGTACTCATCGGACTGCCTGAGCAATCCCAAATATGAGTTGATGGAGCAAACAGCGTGGTTTACTTCGTCAATGTTCCTGGCCCTGTTGAGTTTCCTGACGGCTGCAATAAAGTTGGTCAATACTCTGTTGCAACAATACGTCCGATACGGCTTTACGACTGCGCCCGTAAACTCAACGCCCTTGGTGTAATGCTGGAAATAAAATTTTTTCGGGTTGAGGTTCAACCCCAATTCCGCTAACTTAACGCGGATTTTTGGTACTGCGCTCAACAGCACCTTTTTGTCGGCGTGGATGCAATAAAAATCGTCCACATATCGCCCGTGGTACTTTATGCCCAATTCCTCGATGTACCAATCCAGAATGTTCAAAAGGAAGTTGGCAAACAACTGTGCGAACAAATTGCCGATGGCCACACCTTTGCCCTCTCCATTGGTGAAAAGGGATTTGTTGGCTGGTAGGTGTTCCCACATTTCGCGTGGGCTGTGTCTTTCACAATTCCGCTCTGGGCAATGCAGCACTACGATTTGGCAAAGGTAGCGCAAATCGTCAATGTCACTGCCCTGGTAATACTTCACGATGAACTTATCAATCATCCGTGCCAACATGGATTTGTCAATGCTCATAAAGAAACCTTGCAAATCCAATTTCATGATGTAACAGTCGGTGGTGTAATTGTTGCTGGCTTCCTTAATATCGGCCTCCAGCATCTTCACACCATACAACTGCCCTTTGCCTTTTCTGCAATTGAATGTCCGTGGACTAAACACCAACTCAAACAACGGCTCTAAACGCAAACCAATGTAATGATGCACAATCCTATCTTCAAATGAGGCGGCAAACACTTCACGATACCTTGGGCGCGTTACGACAAAACAGATAGATTTGCCCGGCTGGTATGTTCGCGTGTTGATACGGTCACGCAAAGCAATTAGATTGCTTTCGTAATTCATTTCATACACGATCGCGCTTGCCGTTCTCCGCTTCCTGCGGCGGCAATCGTAATACGCTTCTAACATTCCATCCGTTGTTACCATATCTTTATACTTTTTAAGCAATGTCCGTAAATAGTGCTGAGACGGGGCGCACTCGATTCGTGTTCGTGGCCTTAGTGTTGTTGTTCATGTTGCCGTTGTTGAGGTTCAGATTCCATGCGTTGGTCGCGCTGTACTCGGTGGCTCGCCAATCTGTGCCGTATTGTCTTGTTCTTAACCGTGAATGACGGTACACGGCCCATTTATTACGGATTGCACACTCGGTTTGTCTTAACTCTCCGATTCCGGCATTTGCTCAACTCCCTTTTTGGCGGTCATTGAGTTTTTCCATGCTGTACTCTGTTTGCCTATCGCGTCCATTAATTCAATGATATGTGCGTGCCGCCCCATGCCTTTAATCCATTGCCTTTCTCCTGCAATACGCATTAGGGTTTTCAATGTTTCAAATTTGGTCTGAAACACGATGAGGTGGTGCAATCTGTTGGGCTTATCCATGTAAGCTGCCGCAATGTCCTCGATGAGGCCAATGCCCAAATCCTGCATCTTTGCACCCACACTGAATTTATAGGCGCGTGGGAAATTCGGCATAATATCCAATATCTCATCCAGCAATGCCCGTGCGTCCAGATAGATGCGCGTGTTCGATACCAATTTCAATTGATTACCCATTTGCTTTCTTGCTTTTGTTTAATGCACCCGTCTTGCGACGGGTGCAAAGGTTAAAGATTAAAGTTTGAAGATTAAGAAATAAATGCTGAGACGGGGCGCACTCGAAACGTGTACGTGGCCTTAGGGTTGCCGTACATGTTGCCGCTGAAGAGGTACAGATACCATGCGCCGGTCGCGCTGTACTCGGTCGAAGTCCAATAGGCATCTTCCACCAACTGCGTTGCACCCTCGATGAGCGACAAAGCATAATTGATTTTTGTCATGTTGGCATAAATCATCATCATTTCGCCCAACGATGGCAACCACCATTTGCCAGCGGTCAAACCCTTGCCGTTGGCGTTCACGCGGCTGTAAGCGTGACAGAAGCCGGGGGCATAGCCCTCACCACTCATTTCGGTATGGGTGATTTGGCTGGCCGTGTTCGCCTTACCTGCAAAATCGCTGTAAGCGGTTTCGCGGCTGCTGGTAGTCACACCGCCACCTGCCACGTTGGCACTGCCCCAATTAAGTTTGGTCGCGCTTTCTGTCGGGGCCACGACCAACATATGGCCACCCTCGACTACCACAACACCGTCGGCCACCTCTCCGGCGTTCTGCTGTGCCGTCCACTTGTGGGGTTTGAACATGAGGGGGTAATCGTCGCTTTTACGATGGCACATGATAAACACGCCATCCTCCAGCGAATTGAGGTTGAGGCCACCCATTAAAGCGGCTTTCAGATTGGCCAATGTAATCAGGGTTACATTGCCGTTGGCATCAGTCATTGGGAATTTCTGTGCCGTGTTGACAGTCGTAACAGTTGTTTGGGCTGTCAGTTTCTTTGTCTGTTTTGCCATAATTGCATTTTTTAATGTTAAACTTAATCTTGTCTGTTAATAATTCTCGCTGTGTACTTGGTAGTATATCCGTTAATTGTCTGGGTTCGGCTGCTGTCATACACCAACATGATTTGCAGGCTGTCGCCGCTACCCATTGGGCAATCATCCCAATTTGAGCCATCCCAATGTGTCAGCAATGGCAATTGCTCAGTGTTCCACGGGTATGTGTTTGAACTGCTCTTTTTCTTGTTTCGGCCTTGTACAATCCAATTTTGGGTGTTGCTCAAATCAGATATGATGGTAATTTTGAGGCAAAAGTTTGTGCCGCTGCTTATGCCTAACGCTTCACATACTGCGCTTAACTTGGGCAGACAAACGCCCGAATTGCCATAATCGCAATGCACGATGAATTGGTTTGACTTTTTCAGATTCAACACCAAATCACCCTCATAAATCGTGTTGGCCGCTGCAATGGTGTACTTATGGAATGAGAAACCTGCAATGTACCCGTCCAGAATACCATTGCCGCTGCCCTTGAAAGCATAGTTTCTGGCGGCGTTCTTTGCAGACAGTATGAGGGCATAATTAGCACCGATTCCCCATTGATCGCTTGTGTCCTCATTCTCAAACCGTGCCACGGCTCTCAATCCCGTTGAGGTCGGGAGTACATTGCCACCTATTCCTGCAAATGCCTTTTTGCTGTCATTTCTAAAAATCACATAGGCATCATTAGTGAATGGGTCATTTGACAATCCGTTGCCACTGATAGTAAATCCAGCAATCTTGCCACTCTGCACATTGATGTTGTTAAATGTTCCCGTCTGGCAGGTCACAACACCATCCTTTGCAAGAAACACCGTGTTTCCGGCGGCGTTCTTCATTTCGATGGCCTCAACACCCAAATTCTTAATGACGGCATACGTGGCCAACAATATCTGTGTGGCCACAATCTCCACTTTGTCCGTGGTCTGCCAATAGCCGTAATTGTCATCATCATCGCTCAACGGGTTATTGCTGGCGGTCTTAGTATGGCTTTTGACACATGAGAAATAGTTGCCATTCCAAATAACAACATCTTTGTATGGCTCATTTTGGCCACCTGCATAGAAGTGATAACCAACGGCCACATCTGCCCAATTCTGGGGGCCTCTGAGTGAGGGGCCGACGTTGCCACGGTCGCCCTTGTCGCCCTTATCGCCCTTGTCGCCCTTGTCGCCCTTTGGGCCTTGCAAGTTGCCCAAATCTACCCATGCGCCATTATCAGCAACTAACAAATGGCCTGCGTATATGCTGGCACTCTCGGCATTGACAACATACATATCACCATTGTTTGGTACTTCCTGCACAAATTGCTCTTCTGTTTCCGCCCAATAGTAAATGCAAAACGGGTTATTAACCGCCCACACCTCGGCATCAACCTTATCATACCCACTTGTGTTTGGCTTCCAATCGTCCAACGTGCCATTGACCTGTACGCTCGTACCATCTTCGCCTTTCTCGCCCTTAATCTTAATCCACGTGTAATCGTTCACATTGATACTTTCATCGGGCGTTGTCTTGTTATAGGCCACACCGATATACGTTGTTTCGGCTGTTGGTGTGTCGCTCATGCCGCAATGGGTAACTATCGGGTCGGCCACGGCATACTTAATCCATGTGTAATAAGTTGTGCCGTTCTTTCCGTTTGAGCCTTTTGCACCCGTTACGCAAACAGCGGTGGTGTAATAATCGCGGTCGGTCAAAACAATGTGTGAGCGCGTCCAGATGTAATAACCATTTAGCCATGTCGGGCGTGACGTTGACCAACTGCCACCGATGAGGCTGTACGCACTTGTGCTTCGGTAATACTCTTCTGTAATATTCACAACGCCATTGCCTGTGCTTCCCTTGCCTCCCGTAATGCAAACGGGGTCGGTATATTCCGGGTCGCCCTCTGAATAGTCAATGCGTGTTCTGCTCCAGATGTATTGCCCATCAATCCATGCAGGGGCATTGGTACTCCATCCGCTTGTGGGGGCAGTGGTGTTTGAGCTGCTTTGTGCATACTCAACATCAACGCCCAACACACTGCGGCCATTGTCGCCTTTCTCACCCTTGCGGATAAACTTAACGATTCTGGTAACGGATGGCATAACTTAGTCCTTTGAAGTGATAGAAATGGAAACGTCGCCACCTGCTTGAACACACTGCGCCCTGGTCACGGTCTCTGTGGCTTTGGCCGTTCCCATGCTGCCGGGGTTGAGGTAGTTGCCCACGGCATCCTTGACCACGAAATAAAACGTGGTGTCAAACGCCTTGGTGCTTGTTCCTCGCTTGACCACAACAGGCTCATAAAGCACTTGCCCGTTGCCGCTGGTGTCCTCTGTAATGGTCTCATCTTCGGGCGTGGGGTGTGGGTCAATCTGCAATGGGTCGCTGGCATCCATAACGCCCTGAATGTCCTTACCCAATTCCTCTGCGCTCGTTCCACTTCCACGGTTAACGGTAACGCGAAATTCACCGTATGCGTTGATGTCGGTGTCCTGCACGGTAATGGTTTGGGTAGTCTTACCCGTCAACTCCACCCATGCGCTGGCTTGCATCTGCTCCCACACGTATGACAGCCCTGCTGTCAATGCCGTGCCTTTCTGATAGGCCATTGCCTTTAATTGGCAACTGCCGCCCTTGTCGTTTATGACAAAGTTCTTTCCGTCGGGGCTTACGATCGTGACGCGGATTCCGTTGCCCGTGGCCTGCTGAATGGGTATGGTGTACGATGCTTCGATTTGGTCGGTCTGAGTGCCGTATGATACGGTGGCCACCATCTTAATGACGGCTGGCGCAAACCCTGCGGCCTCCACGATGTTCTTGACAATCTGAATACCATAATAAAGGTTGTCACCTGCTGGGGCAATCTTCTTAAACAGCCCTGCAAATGTTCCCGTGCTGGTATCGCCATTCCACTGAATGAGTGTGCCGTTGAAATAGAAATTGATGGCATCGGGCGTTGCAACGCCCTCGGCCACGCGGCTCGACGTACACACAAAGTTGAGTTTGGGTTTCGTCGCCTCAAAATTGGGGTAGATACCTGTTACTTGGCTGGTGCTGCCCTCCCATTCCTGGTATATGTCACCGTCGGGACACATGATAACGGCGGCATACGTTCCAGCCTTAGACGCAAATTTGACGGTTCTGCTTGTTGATGCACTGCTCATGGCTTACTCTGTTTTGGGGTTGTCGGATTCGGTTGTCTCACTCTCGCCCTCTGCCTCCGCTGCCTCCGCTGGCTCGGCTTCGGTCGGCTCTTCGGTGCTGCTGGCCGTTGGGGCCTGGCCCTCTCCGTTTTCATCGGTCACGGCTTCTGCCTCATCGGCTGTCTGGGGTTCGGGGTCTGCCTTGGCCTCATCCATGATGAAACGCTCATCGGTGGCCACGGGCAAAGGTCGGTTGTACTCGCCATCCTGCTCTTGCTTGGCCTCATGAGGCATGAGGGCAATGCCGCCAATCTGCGTTAATGTCTCGTTGAGCATGGGCAATGGGCCAAATGCAGTCATGTCGCCCTGCCAAAGAATGTAATTGCCATCTTTCAGTTTCAGACGGTCATTTTCCAGATGCAAATAAGCTGCAACTTTCGGATTTGCTTTAATGTAACGTGCCATAATCTTGATATTTTTATTAGTGAATTAAAATGATGTTTCCGTCGCCATCTTCAAACAACTTGCCGTCGCCATCTTCCCATGCTGACACGGGGCCGATGTCCTTAACGTCAATGCCATACACTGCACCAAATTGGGCGTTCATGGCTGACGTGGGTAACATATCCGGCTCTTGGCCGTGGGCAATGAGGCTATACGACAATGCACCGCTGGCCTTGTTTGTCGCTACATACCAAAGCACCAACAACTCCCTTTCGGGGTTGGCAATCTCTCCGTGGGTGTCATAAATAGATGCGCGTGGGGCAATAGCCAACATTCCGCTGGGGATATTCACGGGGCAATCTACGATGTCAAAATCATACTTGTGGATTCGACGCACAAACTCCACCACTTTGCAGGGGCTTCCATCGTTGAGCGTAATGGTTGCCGGGTTGCCCTCTGGGTCATATTTCGCCCTGCAACGCAACGCCAATGATGCGCCCATGAGGTCACGATGCACAACAGCACTGAGGCCGTCGGCGGCCACGTCAATGCAATAATCCAATGCTGGCTCTGTGCCTACCACTGACCATGTGCCATCGTCGCGTAACAGTTCCCACACGAAAAGGCGGTTGGCCACTGCACACTCCTTTGTGCCTAATTTAAGGCTGGCGGTCACGGTCTGGTCGGCCACGTCAATGAGGGGGTCATAAATAGTTTGGTCGGCGGCATCCAAAAACAACTCAGGCAATGCCGTGGAGTTCCTGCACATGATGGGGAATGTGTCTTGAATGACGTACAACTGCCCTGTACGGCTGTCGGTGTACTCGGCATAAAACTCCAGCGTAATCGGGTGCTGAGGCTCTGCGTTCTTTTTTACCTTAATACGTCCGGCATCGTTTCCGCTTGCCGTAATCTCATAATCGGCATTGGTAGTCTCAATGAGGGTCTTAGTACCATCAATAATTTCATACCAACGCACATTGGCCAAAAGATGGTTAATGCTGCCCGATGTCAAAATCTCGTCCTTATCCATGCGCCCGATTCGCGGTTGGATAATGAGGGGCGTGAGGGTGTAATCAGGCGTAAACAATCCCGATTCGGCATCATACGTCTGTCGGGCCGGTACGCTGCCATCAACCGCAATCGTGCGGCTAACCTGCAACGGCTTAAAGTTAAAATCAAATCTTCTTGTTTTCATATATTCAGCTGCTTATATGTTAAAACTCAAAACTAACGCTCTCCGTGGCCGCTGGCTCACCCATGCCGTCGCGCAATGTCACCGTGGCCGTGTACCTCAACACCCTTGGCACATACCCGTTGAAATCCACGTCGGCGGCTGTCAGATTGATGGATTTTCCTGCACCTGCCCGTTTCAATGCCCATGCGTTATCGCTGGCCACTCGCTCAACGCCCTTATCATCTTCGCTGTATCGCGTCCATATCACATCGGCATCCAGAATGTCAGCGGTCACGTCAATGTTGTGGAGTTTGGCAATGATGGTCAATGTCACGGCAAATCGGTCGGGGTCGAAAAGGTAATCAGTATCGGCAAACTCAACCGTGAAATCGGGGTTGCCCTCAACCATTGCCCAATCGG